AATGTTTTACCCGCTTTTTACTGTGCATCTGTGTATTTACTTATAATATATTATAATATAAAGAGTTAGAGTGCACAAAAACCTGCACAGTAGCGATTTTTTACTGTGCAGCTGTGCATAAAATATGTTAAATTTAGAGGCTCTTTTTTCTAATTATAAACAAAAGCCCAAATCTGACATTTTGTAATCAGATTCGGGCTTTTTGCTATCACTCGACTTGACACGTCCTTTGGGGGCGCTGACATTTAGTTCGACACGGGTCTTTGCAGTACTATCATTATGTCAATTTCCACCCGAGCGAGTCCCGATACCAATACCACGTTTGAACCGTTCCGTTCTTGAACGTCGATACCCTTTTTATCCTTCCTTCCGGGTCTATTCCGTAGAACCGTTCTATGTCCTGCTCGTTTCTTTTCTCCTCTGCGAGACGTGCTTCGTCTCTGATAAGATACTGCCTTTTATTGATAGGCTGTTTATATGTGAAGTCCTGGGCTGCTACATACTTTGCCAGCTTATCAACCCATCCGTTGCAAAGATTGGCTTCCACATAACCGCGCCCATACTTGTCTTTTGTTACCCCGGCGGTATATCCGTACCTTCGTATGAATTCCCATATTATAAAGACATGGCAGTTGAGGCATACCGCCATATCCATAAAACTAACTTTCCTCATGTACGATGTCTTTAATCTTTATATACTTGTAATATGCCCCGGCTCGCGGCTTCTTCATGAACACGTCTCCGCTGCCTGCGCTCTTTAAGTCTTCGGGCAGTTGCCACGCGCCCACCCCGTACGCCACACTTTCGTGCACCTCGGCTATAATCACGTCTTTTAGGCTCGTGTATCCCACTACTCTGATACCGATAAGGTAATCTACTTCGTCGACCCTTGCGGCCGTCCTATCGCCCCATTTAAGCTTATGGGGAAGCTTTGGTTCTTTAATCATATAGTTCTTCTTTAAATGCCACAATATAAAATTTTCCTTCCTCAAGCAAATGCCCCCCAAATAGCTTCTCCTCTGGGACAGCCCACGCGTACGCCTTGTCCGCGTCCTTGGGGTGTATTTCAATCAAGTACAGCGCTTTATGTTCAAGCTTGCCCGCCTTACCCACAAGATGCGCCCGGCAAAACTCGGTGCCATATTTCGGTCTATACATAATATTGAAATACTGGTCCTTTTTCACCTCACTTAACCACCTTTCGACGAGAATCGACAAAAGGGGCACTAATTTAGCTAAAGTCCATACTACGAGGAGCGCGGCTATCGCCACGCACATCCCTATCATTATTGCTTCCATTACTCGTCGTACTCCCCATCTATATTACGGGCTGCGAATTTAGCCACGAGCCACAAACCAGTTACCAAACCGGCACCTATCGCTATTCCAAATAAACACATTGCTGCTTCCATACATTTTCCTCCTATATTTTTGATGATACATTTTCTAAACCATCTCCCATACTAACAAGCTTCATACCTCCGTGCTTACCGCGGATATAGGCGGCTTGTACATTGCCGTGCGCGTCCGTCGAGAATTGGATACCTCGCACGCCTTCATGCTCCTTGATAAGCTCGCCTATCGTTTTATGCTTCGGGGCTTCCTCTTCCACCAGTTCACCCGGCTCTTCCAGTGTCCCGGCGTTATGGTATTCATAAGACGGAAATTCATCCTCTGACACGCCTATGTCGGTAAGGCTCCAGGTCTGCCAACTGTCCCCGTGGTCAACGCCCAGTATAACGCCGAGCATATCATTCCAACCTACTACCACACCGGCATACTCGCCGTTCTTGTTGAATACCGCACGCCCTGCATACAGCATTGCAAAATCTTTGTTTCTAATCATAATCTATTAATCTATTAAATTGTCGATACTGGTATACCAATAACTTTCGCACTCTTTGAATATGACGTCGTACCGTCCTAATTCCGTCCATCCTTCGCCCTGATAACCCCCTACTATCAGACTGCACAAGCCATCACCCCACGTGGTGTACCCGACTACTTCCCTCGTCCGCCACTCGTGGGTTACGTGTCGGCCTATGTACTTTTCCAACGGGTGGGCTTCGCTCTGTTTAAACTGTGAACACGTCTCACTAACTGCTTTTGAATACTTTTCCATAATCATTGTTTTTAAATCGTTGATACAAATATAACGCTTTTCCCGTTACGTTGGTTCTTTCGCTAACATCATTTAAGTATTAAACTATCCCTCAGTGACGGCCCGTACTCTAATTGCTGTAGCTTGAAATTACGCTGTATGCTGTCCGCGGCGTTCTGTACTGCCGAGCAGTCCTACTAATAAAAGTAGGACTGCGATAACGGCTATTAACTTTTTCATTTCTTACTGTAAAATTCCATAAGTTCTTTAATACTCTCCATAAGCCCGTCCTGCGTCTGTTTCTTGCCTTCCAGGGCTTTTATTATCTTCTCGTCCACCGTCCCCGTGGTTAGGATGTGGTGCACGGTTACGGGGTACGTTTGCCCCTGGCGATACAACCGGGCGTTGAACTGCATGTATAGTTCCAGGCTCCATGTATTACCAAACCATATAAGCGTGTGACCACCTTTTTGTAGATTAAGCCCGTGCCCCGCGCTTGCCGGGTGCGTTACAAGCACTTTAATCTTCCCGGCGTTCCAGTCGGCTATCTGCTCGGGCTTCTCCAGTTTGACGGGCTTGTATGCCTTTAACTTCTTCATTATGCGTTCAAGGTCGTGCTTGTATGAGTAGGCAACCAATACGGGCGAACCGTTCGCGGCCTCCACAAGCTCCTCGAGTTTCTCTAACTTCTCGTCGTGCACCTCGATTACATTTCGGTCGGCATCGTATATCGCACCGTTCGCGAACTGCTGTAACTTATTAGACAGAGCTGCCGCACTTGCTGCACTTATCGGTTCATCCGAGTTGATGAGTTCCAATACTTGTTCCTTCTCGAACTCCTTATATTGCGCCAGCACTTTCGGGGACAACTCCACACGGTCGTATATGTTAATGCGGTCGGGCATCTTCAAATAATCTTCGGCGGTCATCGAAATTGTTATATCACTTATAAGGTCGCTTATCTGTTTCTCTGTCTCCTCCTGCGGGCTTTTCAGTGCATAACTGTACACCACATCACCGTTCCGCTTGTCGGGTCTGAAAAACCTATCTCTGTAAGCTGTGATTGATTTACCGAGCCTTTGCCCTTGGTCTATCAAATACATTTGAGCAAATAGGTCTATCAGTCCGTTTGGCGATGGCGTACCCGTCAAACCTACTACCCGGGGGATGAACTTACGAACCTTTCTAAGGGCTTTAAAACGCTTTGACGCGTAGTTCTTAAAACTGCTTAACTCGTCGATAACAACCATATCGTAGGGAAGTTTAATACCTCCGTACTCCATTACAAGCCAAACAATGTTATCACGGCTAATCGCGTATATGTCCGCCTGCTTCTCGTAGGCTTCCCGGCGTTGTTTAACCGTACCGTCTATTACTGATATAGTCAAGTCCTTAAGATGCGCCCACGCTTTGATTTCATCGCTCCAGGTTACCTGCGTTACCTTCTTCGGAGCGATTACCAGGCAATTAGATATTATGCAATTATCCAAAAGGTCTTTGATGGCGGTTAAGGTTGTTACTGTCTTGCCCATGCCACACCCGAGAAACAGCGCGCTGCATTCATTATCTATGATATGAGCTACGCCCCTATTTTGATAATCATGCATTTGCTTTCTTTCTAACATATTCTGCTCTCCCTTCTCCGTGGTTATTATTAAACTTATATTTCCTATCTGCTTGCCTTCTTGCCTCGGCTGCGCCTTCCAACGTATCGAATATTCCGAGGTATATGGTTTCCCGGTTTACCTTTATTTGGGCTATATACTTTTTCTTAGCTTTCGAGAAATACACCCCGGTAACGCCCGAAGTGTTTTTGCTGCTTACCGATTGGTTTTTCCTATTCTCTGACCTTGTAACGAAACGAAGATTAAACAATCTGTTATCGTTTCGTACGTGGTTTATGTGGTCTACTTCGAGACCTTCTCCGTAGAAACCGTAGCACATAAGCATCACGATACGGTGCACCGGGTAAATCCTGCCATGTACGGAAACATTTAAATATCCGTCTGAATTCGATTTCCTTTGTGTTCCGGCTTCCAGTGTTTTAGGTACGCGGTTGTTAATGCGCCAGCGCCAATATAAAACACCCGTTTCGTAATTGTACCTAAATAATTCTAATGCTTCTCTATATCCTATCATAACATTTCTTTTATTATTGATAACTGGGCGCTGAACTCATGGAGAGCCGCCTGGGTTATATGTTTTATTACTCGGTCGTAATCGGCAGCGCACCTGATGCGCTGACCGTTGATTACTATCTCGCTATGCCCTGCGATACATTTTAATTTTAAATCTATATAGTTTACCATAGCTTTATTACTTCATTAATTTTGTTTTGTAAAACACGCAAATGCTTTTGAAATCCTGCTCCTCTGATACGTAACCAAGCGTTTTACGCGAAAGGAAATTAACATCCTGGGTAATATCGCGTTGCAGCTGCTTTAGAATTTCCTCGGTGTTACCGAACTTATCGTCACGCACATAAAGCGCGCCGGACTTGATACCAAAGTACATACCCAAACGGTATTCTATCTCTTCTTTTAAACTTCTCTTTTTCATGATTTCTGTTTTAAAATTGTCCTTCGTAAATAAATAATCTCTCGGTAGCTTTTTTATCGAGGCTAATGCAATTTTGTATCGGCTTCTCCCAAATTGTAATAAAGTCGTCCGGGGCTTGATATTCGGATATATAAACTTTATGCCCGTCGTAAACACGCTCCCGGCACCATTGCCAAAACTCATCGTGGTTTATACCGTCCAAGTATCCTGTGGTACCCATATACGGGGGGGTCGCAGTATATTATGGACTCATCGGGAATTAGTAGGTTCTTGTAGTCCCCGGTACGAAATTCTACGCCTTGCAGCTTGGGTATCTGCTTTGCTATGCCCCGGACAGCTTCGGCTATGTAATCATAGAGTTTGCCCTTACTCATGGTTGTGCCGGCGTAACCTCCAAAGAATTTCCCCCTGTAAGAAGCCATAAACCCCACCCAGCCCATAAAACCAAGGTCGTATTTGTCAGACCCGGAGCGGAAACATCCCCTAACGTCATTATACAATTCACGTTCTATATGTTCGGGGTAGTTTTCCCCGGATAACAAACCGACAAACATAGCTATCAGATATTGGTTGTAATCGTTTGCTATCCTGTTTCCCGATACATTGGCGGTCACGTTGCACCCACCGCAAAATGGTTCTACAAAATAATGCCCTTCTTTTCTATCTGCCAAGACTATGGGTAGAATTTCCTTTGCTATTCTTGTTTTACCTCCTAAATACTTCATACTTGTTTATTTTTAAATTCAACACTACAAAGATAACCCTTTTCCCGGTACGTTGTTTATTTCCTTAACATTTCTTAAGAAGAAACTTATTGCGGCGTCCCTGCTCTCCAAATCGTCGATAACAAATACTTTGAAGCCTAAAGCCTCTAACTTGCTATGTATTAGTAATTGTATCTTGGTTGGCTTCTTACCCGTGGTCTTTATCTCGGCGAAGCCTACATACCCACCCTGGCAAATAATCATTCTATCTGGCAAACCCTTTATAAAGGTGGATAATAGTTTTATTACCCACACTTTTTTTGTTCGGTTAAGCATCTCGGCGAATGTACGCTCTAAATCTTTTTCACTTATTATATCCTTCATTTCTCAATTTGTTTTCAAATACCACTGTCTCGGCAAATTCCCCGGCTTCGCGGTCTACTGTAGTTGTGTAGAGGTGCCCGTTATAATAGCCCCTATACTTTAAAACCTCTCCGTTATGTACTATCTCGTCTCCGATACCGTACGCGTATTCCTGGTTGCTTATCATAACGTGAATTGAATTGCTTTGTTTTCTAACCTAACCTTGCTTAAGAACTCGGGGTATGTACCATCCGCGCCCTTTGCCGACATATTGCGATAGTAAAACATGTCCCCTTCCATACCGAAGTAACGGAGCAAACGACCCTCGGACGTTACAATATAGTCGTGCTTCTTGTAGTTCTTACCTTCGTACCCTATCCTTAGCGAACTTCTGTGCTCTTCAAAAAAGAGGTTATTCTTTAGCTTGACCGTCCGGGGCGGTAGGTGCGTCTCGTGGACGTAGCCCCATAGCTTGTGCATCGAAAGGTCTGCATACAAGTGGTTGCCTTCTGCGTCGACGCCCAAGTACATATAGGGAGCGCTGCCATCCATGAACACCGAGTAACCGACATACTTACCGTTCCACTTTTCACCCTCAACATAGAACATTGCTGGCTTCATTGTCTCGTCCAAGCAGAACACCGTTGTATCGTCGCTTTCCTCGTCTTCTACGGGCTTTTCTGCTTCGGCTGGTGTAGCTACCTTAGTTTCCTTTGAAAGCTCCGCAATGCGATATTTGCAAATGTGGATAATCTTTTCGTAGTCAAGCGTCCGCTCCTCGCCTTCTTTGGTACGTAGCACGCGTTTCACTATATCCGCGTCCCAGGGGTTAAGGTTATACTCTTTCCAAATGTCCCACGGCTGGATAGCGTGCTTTGCATAATCGGACTTACCTACGTTGTAACTCTGTACATTTTCACTTGTTGACATAACACAATATTATTTGATTTGTTTTGAACTCGTTTTTATAAAACTCCCGTGCCTCATCCACGGTTGGGAACACCCCATCGCCGGGGGTAGGATAATAAGAGGTACGTTCCCCTGCGTTTACTGCGATAACTTTTAAGATAGTAACCATTTTAATTTAATTGTTTTCCAAGTTAATACATTCTGTTAGTTCTTGCATGCTCGTTTCTGTAAGCTGACGCGTGTAGGTCTGTCCCAGCATACCAATAAACGGTTTGCCATCTACGTACATAATACGCGATACGTGTTCAACGTTGATATACTCTACTTGAAATTCACCTTTAACTATGAACGTCAGTTCGATAAAATTTCCACTTTTCATAATCTTTTCTTTTTAAAATTTGTTAATTACTTTTCTATTATTGTTTCATGTAAAATGTCGTCCCCTTGAAGGTAGTCCCCTTGATAATGAATCTTGTATTGCTCCACTAAGAAAACGATATTTGCCTGTATAACAACCCAAACAATATCTACGCCCTCGCGCATTGGTATGTTGGTAGCATATGTTTCATAATAAGGTCTCGGTAGGCCTGATTTTTCGTCCATCGGGAAGAACGCTTCATTACCAGCCCCGAGGAGCGCGCAATACTTGATGCCTTTCACGGTCTTAATCTTTATGGCATAAGCCCCGGAAACCTTCTCATGTGTGGCTACGTCCTTAAACATGAATACCTTTGTATTGTCTACTGTTTCGGGTGTGTCCTCGATTGACATAACGCCTGCGTTGTCACCTGCTGAACACGAGGCGAACATAAATGCCATCAACCCTACTACTAAAATACTTGCTAACTTTTTCATACTGTTACTTTTTAAAATTGTATATACAAAAACATTTCTTTATTTTTCCAACACTTCGACCATTTTCCTAAGCTCTCCGCGAGTAACTGAAATACTGAAAATCTCTGTTAACTTCTCCGTGATTACCCATGTGCCGCCAAGGTTCTGGTAATACGCCTCGTTGTTGCTCGGGTTGTTGAGGTTGACCGTTTCGCCCCTACTGGGCTTGTATTCTGCAAGGCTTGCAAGCGTTACCGCCGCTTCCTCTGGTGTGCCCAGATGGACTATCATTGTATACCTTTGGGTCTCGCGCGTCAATGCCTCGATGGTTATTTCCCCGTTAGTATCAACCAATTTGCAAATGCCCATGCGGAAGGACTTTAATACGTCCGGCTTACCCTGACTTGTAACCTGGGCGGATACGTTTACTACTGTGATTGCTAACACTGCTAATACTACTAATACTTTTTTCATAATCTTTTGTTTTTAAATTGTTATACTATAAGAACAACGGAAGCTTTTGAAAGGTTCACCGTTATTGCCTTATTAACTTTTATTTGTTTATCTCTGTAATCCATTGAATACCCAACCAGTCGTTAAGGTCTGTACTCTTTTGCAATCTTGCATTTTCTTTTTTAATCTCCTCGGCTTCTTGCTTTGAAATTTGCTTTCCGTTTACGTAATACTTAGTCATAATCTTAAGTTTTTAAATTGTTATTATTTCCTTTTGACATTACAAATATACGGCAAATAATGATAGGTTGTATATTCCGTTAACACCATTTAAGAAATAAATCTCATTTAGTTATTCTGTTAACAGTTAGTTAACATTTGGGGGCTTTTACACCCCCCCTCTGTTATCACTCGTTAACAATACGCTCATATCCTCGTGTGCGCCCTATGCCCATAATGGTTTTTCCATTCGCTGCGCGCTGCCACCCTTGTACTTTAGACATGATAGCGGCTATCTCGCGGCTCTCTTTAGTGGTTACGCGCCCTACCTCCATTTCGAACACGTCTGTAGCGATTTGCATAATAGACACAAAGTCCATCTTTTCCAGTGTAAAGTCTTCCGGGTCTACCTTCGATGCGTCGTACTCTCTAAAGTACATGCGTCGTTCATTCAAATACATACGCCGCCAATCTGCCGGTACGAGCATATTCAAATACGCTTCTACTGAGGCAGTACGGGGGTCTGCCTCGAAATGCTCTTCTCGTCCTCTCTCGGCGATTTCCTCGGCTTCGCGAGATAGTAGCGTACTCACTTTGCGGAAATACATTTGTACGGCTTCCGCCCATAACTGGTCTACATAATCGTCAAAGCCCTTTTCAAAGATAAGATGTGTATTGGCGTTCGCCTTGACCTTCACCGGCAAAAAGCGTCTACCCCCCGTGTCGTCCTTTAGGAATTCGTCCCGGTTGGTCGTACCTATAAAGATACACTGTCGGGGGAAGTTCTTAGTAACGCGCCCGTATGCCGGTCTAAAACTATCCTCTGTTTTAGAGATGAAGTTTTTCACGCCCTCAACTTCCGAACGTCTCATTGCCGACAACTCGGCAACCTCCAATATCCAATTACCCTGCAATTGTTCAAAAGCGCCCTTACCGTCCATACTTGAAAGGCTATCGGAGAACCATTGCTTACCCAGCTTTTGGATAAAGGTACTCTTTCCTGCGCCCTGCTCGGACTGTAACACTAACATACTGTCGAACTTGCATCCCTTTTGAAAGATACGCTTAACAGCTCCTACCATCATGATACGGAATGCCTCTCGGGTGTATATGTTATCCTCGGCACCCATAATGTGAATTAAAGCCTTATCAACTCTTTCGATACCGTCCCATTTCAATTTAGTTAGGTATTCCTGCACTGGGTGGAAAGAATTCATTTCTGAGGACAGCGCTATAGCATCGTCAATCTTCGCGCTGTTAGATATGCCGTAAACGTCTTCAATGTGTTTACGTACGCCCGAGTAGTCCACATCTTGGAAGTCCAAAGAGCTATCCTTTGCGCGCCATAGAGGTATGCGTGTAACAACCCTGCGTTCCTTGAATAGGTCGCGCGCAATAAGCCCCTTTAGGTTCGGGTCGTACTTCATTATCAAACCTAAATTCTTTGCGGATGGGAGGTACGCGCCGCGCTTATCCGTTTCCAGTTTCGCCATAGCGTCCTCGTATGTAGTTGCTACATCGGCATCCGTTGCCTCCTCTACTTCTATAACGTCGTCGAAATCATCCATTATCTCGCCAGCCTTAACCGCCAGCATCCGGGCACGTGCCGATGCTACCTTTGCGTCCTTGTTTACCAATTCGTTCATAGCCTCGGTGGAGTTCTTCCTATCCGCGCCCTTATCCAACTTACCGAACTTGTGTACACGCACAAGGTCGTAGGCGTTGAAAACGTGGTTGCCTTGAATAGGGTCGTTATTATGGAACGAATAAGCAAACATATCATTAAAGGTAAGCATACCGCCCGATGTGGAGCCGCCCGTATACGTCCATCTGTCTTCCTGCTCTGTGGGCTCGTAAACGTCCGATAGGTATTCCGCGATAACCTCGCTAATCGTGTATGCCCGGCAGAAGTCACCTACGTTACCCTCTTTTAGTGTTGGGTCTTGTTGTTCTTTAGCCAGTGTCCGGGCTTCGCCCTTCTCGTCCTTGTGGTATGCCCATTCGGTTGTATCGCTCCAATCGTCGTACATGCCCAGATACTTTTGCACGTCCAAGGGGTTTTCGTTGAGTGCCGAGTAATCTATAAACTCATATTCCACGTCTTTGGAAACCGAGGGGAAAAACATGCAGCGCTCGGGCTGGAAGGTGGTGCGGTCATACAAGTCAATACCCGTAAGTTCTGCCACCTTTCGGGCAATGGCTTCGTATTGTTCCCCGTCCACTGGTTCGGACAACGGAATGACAACACGGTAACGGAGCGTGTTTGCTTTTGGGTTATGCTTGTGCGTCCCATGAATGATACACGCGCAATTGATAACCGAGTAGAATGCTTCCGGGAAGTTCTTTTCCCCGTAGTCAATATCAAGCGCCAGTATAGAGCGTTCCCCGACATTGTTTTTGTTTCTACGGCTACCGAACAACTCGCCGCCCATGAATGCGCCCACGTCTTTAATTGTACCCTGCTCGGCTTTGCTTGCGCTCATGAACTCCCGGTACGTCTCATCCGTAACGGTTGCCTTTGTCAGCTTCTCGGTTAACTCGTCCCATGAGAAGGAGCGGTTTTTCCATGAGGTAGACTTCGCGCTGCTTGCCGTAGCAATTTTAAAAACCATTTTTCGTAACTCCATAATTTAATCTTTTTTGTAATAATCAGTAATATATCCTGCTGCTCTTAATGGTATGCCCTTTGCCCAACTCGGGGCATTGCACATGGCATCACTCATTATTTGCAGCGTCTTTTCTTCGTTTCCGTCCTTCGGTATCTCGGCAGCAATCTCATCATGCACATGCAGAACGATATTAAAGCCTAAATCGAAAACCTTGAAAATCGCATTCGCCAGCAAGTCACGGGCTATCGCCTGCACAACGTTCTCGGTTAGCTTGCCCCCGTAGGTGTTTAGTTTAACCCATTTCCCGGACGTTTGGTCTTGACCCATATACGAGATGTCCTCAACCTCAAACGAGCCATTAACGCCTTCTATGGTACGTTTTCCCATTCTTGCAGACGGGTAGAACAGCTTCCTGCCGCTCGGTATTTCGATAGTCATCGCGCCGCTCTCATATCGGAAAATAATACTCGAAACATCGTCTATCTTATAGACTTGTTCGTGTCTCGTTCCGATACATCGTTTTGCACAATCTTCAAGCGAACGCCACAAAGATACTACTTTTTTATTAGCTTCTCTCCATTTTGACAATATTTGAGGTTTTTCTTCATCTGTTAACGCTTTTTTAATATCCATTGTGGTAAGGGCGTTAACGCCGCCGCCGTATCCGAGTGCAAGCTCCGCTACCTTACCGCGCTGCCTTAAGTCATCTCCCTTGTGTACCGGGACACCGAACATTTTAGAGGCAGAAGCACAATATATATCAGCCTTCGGGTCGTTAAATAAGTCCAAGCGCCATTTCTCGCCAGCAACCCAGGCAATTACACGCGCCTCAATAGCGGAAAAGTCAGCTACGGAGAACGTGTACCCTTCCGGGGCAATAAACGCGGTACGTATAAGCTGCGATAATATATGCGTAGGTTTGTCGTATATAACTTCCATCATGTCCAAATCGTGCATCTTTGCAAGGTCTCGTGCCCCGTCCAAGTCTTCGATGTGGTTTTGTGGTAGGTTCTGTAGTTGAACCAAGCGCCCAGCCCATCGCCCGGTACGGTTCGCCCCGTAGTAACGGAACAAACCTCTGATACGGTTGCCTCTCCCGGCGCTTGCCAGTATGGCGGTATACTTGGCGTTCGACGTTTTGCCTATCTCCCTACGGAGGTCGATAACATCTAACACTGCTTGCTTATCCTCGTCAGTAACGTTTTTAAGGCTCGCTATGGTCTTTATCACCTCTTCGATACTATTCTTATTGAGCGAATCGATAACCACGCCAGTACGCTCTTTAATGAAGCCCTTAAGCTGTGGCATGGACTTTAGAGAACTTAACCCGAATTCCTTTTCGGCTCTTTCGGTTAGGCGTGCTTTATATTCTTCGTCCATATCCTGTGCGGCGTGTGCCAGCTCGAGGTCAGCTAATATGCCATAATCGTTTATACGCTGGTCTGCTGCATAGATGCGCTGTTCTTCCTCCGGGAATTCAAACCGGGACAACTTACCGAATATTTCCTTTTCTGAAAGCACATCATAACGTAGGTAATCTATGAACTCCTCCCAGTCCTCGGGGGCGTGTTCGGGCAAATTACGTGTGCGCCCTCCGTTTGTGTTGGTAGGTTTGCAGGGAACTGAAAAGTAACGGATGAGGTTTTTGCCCGTGCCTTTCTTCTTATCATCGAGATTTAGGATATTGGATACCGCCTCCAGTGATGCGGGCATACCGCAATATAACGACATATTCGCCGTACAGAAAAAACGCATAGGGCTGATGTCAAACCCGTACTCACGCAAACAGATACGTTCAAACGTAGCGTTGTGCGCTACTATTACAACGTCCTCGTTGTTCTGTACATACGTGAACAACTCGTTGAACTCGTCCAGCCCTCCGGGCTTTGTTAGGTCAATGATTGTAACCTCCGTATCGGTGTCCCACATGTAGCCACAGAGGAGAATCTCGAAATTCTCGTCCTCACAGTATTTATAATTACCAGCTTTTTTAATGTCCGTTTCGGAATACGTTTCAAAGTCAATAAACAGATGTCTCATAACTCATTGTTTTAATTGTTAATACTATTATAACGGCAAAGGTACGACAATGTTTTTAATAAACAAGAAGAAAGGCTACTAATTGCATTTATTTAACAATCAGTAGCCTTTTAACTTAATCGGCAAAAATAGGTGAGTAGAAAATAAAGCCTCTTTTCTCGTTCAGAATAACGTATGTTTGTTGCGGTTCTTCGTATGCCAGCCCGTGCCCCATTGCAAACGCGTCGAAGCCCTTCAAGGAGCCGTTAACACAAACCTCTTTAGTATATACCATTTGGTGATAATGCCCGATAAAGGCTTTATCAATCTTTATTGTTTGGTTCATTTTGGCGTACCAGCGCATCATCGACGGGTAGATACCTCCGATACCCCCAGCCGTGCGGAACTGGTGCCCGTGCGCAAATAACACTTTCTTTCCGTACACGTCGATATAAGCAAATTCACTTTCGGGGATAATGAAACTGAATTTTGTCAGCCCCATAAGTGTTAATGTATGTTCTATGTCCTTGTACATAAAATATTCATAGTTCATCTCGAAACCGTTGCTGAACTGCATCTTTTTTGTAGTTCTTGAATGGTTTCCGCAAATACCGATGACGGTTATCTTTTCAAGCTCGGGTAGCTGGTCGTGCAGATACTTAAGCCCGGAAATAATTAGGCTTTTAACAAAGTTAACGCCTCGCATCGGCGACATGCTATTTGTTTGTTCGAGTTCTGGGTGAATGTATCCGCCTATCATGTCGCCAATCAAACCGATAACCAGGTTATCCACGGGTTTTTTCTTTATCATGTAGGCAGCATTTGCAAAGAAATTAGTGATACGCTTTTCTGCGATATCCTTGTTATACTCGTTTTTGCCCAATACTGTAGAAGCCTTTACTACTTCGTCCGCGTGCCAGTCGGACGCGATAAGAAAGCCCGTATTACCCTCGTCGATTGATGTCTTTTTCTTCGGTGTGATGTCTACCAGTTCGACGGGCGGTGCGTCCTTCTTCAAACCGATAATACCCTTTAATTCTTCTTCGTTGTAATAGCTTTTAAGCTCCTCTATCAAGGGGTCTACCTCTACTGTAGGTTGTTGTACCCCTACTACAGCTTTGCCCTCACGGGCTGCCCAGTATGCCTTGTTGACCTTATTATACTTTTTCAACGGTTTACCCGTTGCCTTTGAAATTCTTACACCTTCCGCGTTTACATATGAATCGTATTTTCCCATTTTTGCTTTTTATTTTTGGGCGGCTGTTACACCGCCCTGTTATTAATTTGTTTAAGTGAATTGTTAGTTGAAAAGGTCGTCGTTCTCGTCTTCAAAATCGAAGTCGTCAATGCTTGTTCCACCGTCCAGTCTTTCGTCGTCTCTCACCTTCTGCACACCGTTCAAACCTACACCGATACCGTACTTCCCGGTAAACTCATAAGGGTAGAAAGATACGGCTACGTTGCCCCAAGAACCGCTATAAACCTCGTTCGGGTCTGTGATGTACTGTTTCTTACCGTCGATTACGATAGGCGCGCCCTGCTTCTCTTTGCGCTTTGCGTTGATAAAGTAGCAACCTTGATACTCGGCACCGTCTTTCTCGGCGTCCCCGTCTCTTAATGGGTTAGTCCATACCTTCGGGTCTTTGCCGTTCAACTTCGGATAACGTGCCTTAAGGGCTGAAAACTCGGCTTCAATAGCTGCCTTAATCTTTGGGACTTCCGGGCTATCCTTCGGAATCAATAAACATACACTGTAACTTGCTTCTCCTTGTCCGTTGACTTGTTGCGCTTCAAACAATCTAACATAACTCAATCTCACGTTCTTAATCATTGCTTTTGCCATAATAACTTTTTTATTGTTTTTGCCCTCTAATCGGTTCGGGCGTTCCGTTTTTAATTCGATGTTGCAAAGATAACAAATAAATCAATAGGTTGTTTATTCTGTTAACCTTGTTTAACTTTAAAAGTTTTTGGTGCTATCGAAATAGCATAATCTAAGTCTCTTTGGTATGCCATCCGTACAATACACTTTGGGTCGTTCTTTCCGTATCTAAAGCTATACACGTCTGAATTTCTAATATCCTCAATTTCGTCCATACTGAATTCCTTTAGGGCTGCCAAAAGTTTTTGCATATCTGTGGAGGTTCTTTCAATTTCTTTCTTGCTCCATGTGCGGAACTGTTTTTTGCTCCAAAACTTTGTTCTTGCTTGAATTTCTTTCTCTGTTAAAATACCGTTGTTACTTTTCATATCGTTTTGTTTTTAATTTGATAGTGCAAATATAACGCTTTATCTGATAGGTTGGTTCTTTCGTTAACATCTTTTATGAATTTAATTCATCGAAGTCATCGATAGTAGGGCTTAATTCTTCCCTCTTATCGCTTTCCGGGGCTAACGTTGGCAGTCCTTGCGGCTTGACTATCAGACCGGCAAGCGTTGCGGCGAGCGGTTTTTTACCTACCAGGCGTTCAAGGTCTCCGATACCTTTCAACTTTCTGTTAGTTACGTCATCGGTAGATAACCCGATGGCATTTAGCCGCTCTATGGCTGTTTCCGTGTCGTTTATGACACGTACCGAGCGACCCTCTACAAGCTTCCACCCCTTGACCTTTTCGCCCCGCGTAGCGGCTTGCATTGCGAAAGTCTTAACCGACGCCAGCCAGTCAGTAAACATATCGGACTTGCTTAGTATATCGCCTATCTCATCGAGCGTTAACGCCTTGGTGTCCCCGTAGGTCTCGAACTCGCTAACTAAAGCGTCTTTCTGTGCCCGACATTGGGCTTTGAACTTACAGAACTTGCAGTGGCTGCCTACTTTGGTTTCCCCTTGTCCTGCCCATGCCTTTTCAGCAGTGGGACGAAGTACGTGTATCGCCCAGTGGGTCAAATCCCGTGCGGACATCTCAAATACCGAGTAATTGCCGAGCCGTACTTGTGCGATGTGCATACGTACCTTCTCAATCTTCGCGCGGTGCACTGGTTCCAATGAGTTAAGCACTCCGATAGCGTACATCATTAATTGGCTGTTCCCGTTAGCGTCTACTTGTACGCCCTTACCATATTTTAGGTCTATGATGTTTAGAACTGTCTCGCCTACTATGTCACAGTCACAGCTACCGAAACACTCGGGTACGTATGTCGTTAGGTCGAACTTTCGCTCTATACTCATTTTAGCGCCTTCCTCCAGCTCGTATATGTCGCACACGTAGCAAACGTAATCGGTCACGTAGTGTTCCATTTCCGAACTGTAGTATTTGTTGTTACGTATCTCGTCGGGTACGGGCAATTCGTCCAATAACGGTAGGTATTCCCCGGCCAAATACTTTTCTATCACATGCTCTGCTAACTCATGCGCTACCGTTCCTTCTTCTGATGCCGCGCTACTCGTGCTCTCATATGGTTCTTCCAACCGTGCGGAAGGTGTGCAGTTAAGCCAGCGGTGCGAACTGCTTGGGGAAAGTAGGGCATGCGCCCTACTTGTGTGGTCTACTTGTACTTCCATCCTTTTTAATCGTTATAGGTTTCAATACGTTGTTTTAATAGCTCGTACTTCTCGGGCTTGATACGCATAAGGGATGCGCCTCCGAACTCCAACATGATATCCGTTAATTGCGGACGGGTGATTTTCCCGGTTTTCATTAAATCAATCATGAACGCCTGCATGTCCTTTGCCGTTAGAGGCTCGTTTGAGGCTTTTTCCGGGGCTTTCTCCTCTTCGGTGGGTGCTTGTACGGGTTCGGGTTCAATCGTCGCTTGTGGGGCTTCTTTTACAACCTTTGGCTTCTCAACCTTTGCAGCCTTTGGCTTCTCAACCTTTGCAGCCTTTGGCTTCTCGGGCTTTTCCATTTCCTTTTTAACTTCGGCGATAGCGTCTGCTATTGTCTCCTCTGCGATAGCTACTGCCACCTCATTTGCTTCCGGTACGGGCGCAGCGGTCTGTGTCGGTTTGCAAAACGTCGGTACGCTTGTACTGTTTACTGGGCTTTCTGTAGGCGCTACCATAGCCTTAAGCGGCGCGCTTCCAAATAGACGGTTCATAAGTTCATTTACAAATGCTACTTCTTGTTCGTTTGTAACGTCGAAATCAATTGTTAACGGTGTAATCTTCATTTTCTTTTCTTTTTATATGGTGAATAACTAATTTATGCTTCTTTGATTTGTTCGGCTTCCAAAATGGCTTGTGCAACCTTGGCTACCGTCTCATTATAGAACTCGTCCCACTCGTCACAGTAGATATACATCTCTTCGACGTCTACCGGGTATTTCGTTCCTTCCATTGTAGAGACGTAGTAAGGGAGTATAAACCCTTCAAACGTCGGCATCTCTTGCACTGCGTCAATAACTTGGTATTTGTTCTTTCTCGCGCTCGCCTGCAAGTGCTTTTTCACTTCGTCGATAATAAACTTTTGCTCTTTCATAACTTTATCTTTTTAAATTGTTGATGCAAATATAACGCTTTTGCTAATACGTTGGTTCACTTGTTAACCTTATTTAAGAAAATAGCTTCCATAAGGTCTTGCATGTGCCGGTATCTCATACCGTTGTATTGGTATGCTTCAAATCTTCCGTTATGGCGTACCTCTGAAAAGGTATCGCTATACTCGTTGCCTGCCTCGTCTATAAATACTAATACGTGGCTTCTCATCTCGAATTGACCCTCGGTCAACGTTTCTCTAAAAATTAAATCAATTGCTTTCATACTTTGCTTCGTTTTATACGTTAGTAACAAATCTACGTTCTTACTTGTTCACGTTTATTTCCAATTTAATGTCCTGGTGACCTCTTTTCTTTGTCTTTGGGTAACCCGGTGTTTGAATCCCATTCACTTTTCAAACTTTCCTTTTAAGGGTGTCGTGTTCTTAGTTTCGGTAAAGAACAACCTTGTTTCCTTTTGACATTACAAAGATACGGCAAATACCAATAGGTTGTATCTCTTTTTGTGCTAATAAACCTTAATGAAAAGTGAAAAGATGTAAAGAAACAACGGGTGCGAGCTAAAGTGCTATTTATCAGCGCCTTATCCTGCACTGCACAGAAACACACCTAAATTTCTAAACTTTAATATAGAATATAGTGGTTTTTACAGCTCGTTCTATAGTGGTAAATGCTATTTTCTCCAGAATAATGTTTTAACCCCTTTTTACTGTGTTTACTGTGCAAGTATAGATAAGTAGTTGATATATAGGAGTTAGGACTGCACAGAGACCTGCACAGCGGCGATTTTTTACTGTGCAGGCTGTGTCTAAAGAATGTTAACAAAAAATGGAGAACTGTTAACAGCCCTCCATTTCCTAATTATTTTAGCTTTACCGCTATGTCTATATCTATCTTTGATTTGGGGTTTTTGTTCGATATGTCATGCTCTATAGCCTTGACCCCCCATCTGAAAAACAAGAATCTTTTCTTTCGTACCGTGATAACACCCGTTATTGTGTCCCTACCTTGATAGCTTAATTCCGTGCTATCCCGTTTAACCCTTGCTTGTATCGTGTTCCATGTGTCCCGGTATTCGGCTATCAACTCGCCGGCTACCGTATCGGTACGCACAACCTCCTTTATTACTGTCTTGGTAACGGTACGGGTTGCGGAAAGCGCATCTTTCACCCGGACATTAAGCGCGTCCACCTCTTTATATAGGTCTGCGTTCGTCTTCTTTAGCTCCTTGTGTGACATCTCTAATGCCTTACGCTTCACCGCCGCATCTCCGAGTTTGGTTTTATACTCTATTTGCGCGTCGTTCATCGCCTCGACATTACGTTCTAAGCGTCCTATTTCGGCTCTTTGCCTCCTTATGGTGTCTACCATCTTGGTTACTGTACCAAACAGCACCACAAGGACCGCAAAGCCTATAATTATCTTTTGTAGTTTATTCATAGCGAATTGCATTAATACGGTTCATCCATCCCTTGCGGTATTTCTCGTTTTTGGGTCTCGCCCTGCATATCTCGTCGATGAACTTTGCCCTATCATCTTTAATCATTTTAAAGAGCGTGGCCGCGTCCATAGCGTTAACGGCTGCAATGGTCTGTTTGCCTACGATACCATCCGCCTTGACACCTAAAAGACGTTGGGGGCGCTTTATACCGTGCGAACCGGAAGCCCAAACCCAATCAACTAAGATATCGGCTACTGATTGGTTTTTAATCTCATCAGCTTTCCACCTATCCCAATACAAGGACTTGAAAACGTCGCGCCATTCTGCATCAGATATGTTTTTCAAGTCGTCAACGGTAGGGGCTTTTTGCCCCTTCCGCTTCTTGTATTCGGCGAAGGTGCCTATAGTGATACCTTTGTTTGTTGCGCCCCCGAGGTCGTCCGGGTCGTTAACGAAACCGCCCTCCCACTGTAGGATGAACGGTATTAATTTACTGCTGTTCGCCATCTTCTTTCTCCTTTTCTTCTGAAGGTATTTCAAATTCACCGTCCTTAATCTTTTTCTTAAGCTGGAAATACTTGCTATTCGCTATGCTGTTTAGCACCTTCACAAATTCATTTCCCGGCTGAACTACCCTAAGGTTTCTTGTTATGTTACGCGCGTATATAATAAGGAATATACCCGTGAGCGCCTTAACTAAAAGCTTGTAATCTATCCCAGGCTCCATCATATTGCACGTTAGGGCTACAAAGAATAGAATCGCATTGGTTAGAAACAACTCCTTAACCGCCTGCATGGTCTTTTTATGCTTGTAGGGCTTTCCTTTCGCCCGGTCTGCCAAATAACCCACCAACCAATTCAACGCGGTAACGATAACTACTAAAAATATAAAGTCCCGTATATCCGTAACTACTGTTAGAACGGTAACAGCAAAAAACGCGCGGAAATAGGTCTCTAATTGTTCTATCACTTGATTAACCCTATGCGGGTATTCAATACTGTACATGCCTTTATAAAACCGTCCGCCTTCATTCGGCTAATCAACGGCTCTATAAAAAGGTCTGCTTTGCCCCGTTCGGCCTCAAACCTCTTAACCTTGCTTGTATCGGGTACGACTACCGAGCCGCCATAGGTCTGAATCTTCATACCCGTGCTCGTACTGTTTTGGTCTGCTATCTGCAAATACCGCGCGAACGCGTAGTAGCAAATAACCTTTTCAAGTCCTGCGAAGTTAGGCCCGTCCGGGATATATTGCCCCGGAACAGCCTCATACATGCTGTTTACCTGGGGTAATATATCGAGTAGGTCTGCCTCGAAGAACGCCTTTTCTATCTTATTGTCCTTAGCGTCCGTTGCTATCTCAAACAACTGGCGGAACAACGCTATTGGGTATGCCATCTTCTTCTTCAAATTTATTATTAATTTCTGTTATGGACGGGTCAACCCCGAACACTTGGTACAGCTCGCGTGAAATGCGTTGACGTATCTTTTGCAAGCTATTGCGGTACACCTTTTGCAGCTCCTTTATAACCTCGCCCGATGCGTTTGAATAGGTCATTAGTGAGCTATCGATAAGGGGTAACGGTATGTTATAAGCCGCTATGGCGATATCCTTTCTAAGGGGTTCTACATACGCCTTGTACAGCTCCCTATCTATCGGGCTGCCTAACTGGTCAACCTTGATAAAAGGCTTGTCCGTAGCTACGTTCTCATCCCTTACTGTAAGCACGGAGCCGGCATTCTCGCTGCCCATCATATCGGCTAACGTATCACGGAACTCCTGCTGTGCCTGCTCGGACTCGAAATCACCGTGCGACACGATGCTACACATGTGGAAGCCCCTGCCCAAAGTACGGTTAACGTATTTACCGTTCTTATCCTCCGCACCCATCTCGTTTCGTACCGAATGGAACGTACTAAGGGGGTACGGTCGGGTTGTACCCAGGTTCACATACAGAAGCTGCCCTTTATGGTTCTCGATACCGCCGCACTCATCAACCTCCGATGCAAAATTTTCCGGGTCAAAGGTAGGATATACCGTTGAATTCTGGGCGCTGCTCGTTGCTTTGACGTTCTGTCTGTCCCAGTTATTGAAAACGCGCCAGCGCTTTATAGCAGGGTCTTTCAAATAGTTGTCGTTCATCTCGGCACGGACATACTCAAACGGAACGTTGTACACGTTTCGGGGTCTGTAGCCTTCGGGTGTCAAACCGTATTGGACTATCCAAGCCCAGCCCCTAAAACGTGCAACATCGTTTGCCGTAGCCTCTAAAACATCGTCCATGTTACAGCCGTTCCCGTTTGTTATCGCCGCGAAGTCCTCGTTCTTAAACCCCTCGCAAATAATGTTCTCGGTCATTTTCTCAACTGCGGCTGTGGCTGTCTTGGAAGCGTATATAAGTTCTGCTATCTCCTGCGGATATAAGTTGCCGTCACCGTAGTTAATAATCTTATCGCCCGTATTAGCGGACAACTTAAGCGCCTTTTCGACAACAAGCGCGAAACGTCTGTAACCTATCATAATTAAACCTCCTCTTTATTGATTTCTACGAAGCATTCCGCATATTCCGGGTTTTCATGCATGAGGCGTTCCGCGATTTTGTCGGTCATGTTCGCGCTCTTATACACGACACCATCAACGTAATGCACGATACGCGCGCCGGGCTTCATCGCCCATCTGTAAACCACTTTTGTCAGATACTTCGTTTCATACCACAAAGATAAATATTCCATATCCATGTGGCAATTAGGGTCAAGTTTTAGCCCTGTCATTGTGAAATACGCGTCTAACTTCTCTTGTAATGTTGCAACCTTCGGTTCAACAACAACGGGAGCAGTGCTCTCGCCCTGCCCCGTAGTATTTGTTTTTTCTTCTGCCATTTTCTTTTTGATTTATTATGCCTTTGGTGTTACTGCTGGTGTAGACAACGCGTCGTAATCCGCTTTTGTCATGTTGTGAATAGTCGTGCCTACCTGCCAGTCCTCAACGCCAAACGTATATGTGTAATATTCGCTCGCCGTAGAATCCCCCACAAGTTCAGTACAAACCAAGGGAGCGCCCAAACCGTAGACCTTAATCTTTCCCCCGGCGTGTTCTACTGCGATAATGAGTTCTGCACGTGCAATAGCATCTACTACGCCCAGCGGTTCGAGCGCCGCCGTGTCTACGGCTACCCTAAAGTTCTTAAACGTAATCGATACATCGTAAGCACCGGGCATAATGTCCTGCGATTTAAGACCTACCGCGACGGTAAGTGCGTTATTAATAGCGGTTACATCGAAGCCTATAACCCCGGTATTTCGTGTAATAGTAGCCGTTCCCGAAGTCACCGTAAAACTCGCAATATCAGAAGCGTTTAAAATCTTTGCCGATACGGGTCTACCCATATCTGAAGGGTTTGGAGCACCGCACGGTAGAACTAATCCACCTACAATTTTTCCAATACATGCCATATTATTTTTCCTTTCTTTTTTAGTTAATTACTATCCTACGGCTGCTGCATAAAGCGCGTTGTAGTCTGCGCTACCCATGCTCAAAGTGTCCTCGCCAATAACGTTTTCCGGCGTTTCCAAAGTTATTGTAGTCCATGCGCCGTTGTCGTGGCTGCTTTGGTCGAATGCTGTCGCGCTCATGCCATAATACAACCCGTTTACAGTGGCAGTTGTCCCACCTACCGGGCGGCTTATTATAACGAACGAACCATTAGACATAGCGCTACTGATTTTAAAGTGAGTCCCCGATGTGGCGGGTGTCATATCAGTAAGGGTTGCGGTGTGGGTGAACGCGTTCGGTGCGCCATCGTTAACCTTCAACGCGGCCGACAACACAAGTGAACGCTTTACAGTGTCAATCTTATACGCTTTGGCGCCCGACACTAAAGTAAGTCCCGATACGGCTCCCCCTGCTGCTACTGTGAAACTCGCAATATCCGCTTTATTTATAATCAACGCGCTAACTAAACCAGTCGCGCCACTGTCGCAATCATAGGCAATTGCGTTTGCCAATTTTGAAATACATGCCATATCTTTAAACTCCTACTTTTGATTTGATTGAATTCATTGCTGCCGGTGCGGTAATCATAAAGTAATTACCTGCCGAACCTTCCGGGGCTGATAGTGTAACAGTAACCAGCCCTGCATTCGCGTTGCTGTCCCAGTCCATCCCGGAGCACTCCAGCGGGGACGTATAACCGACCGTCGCGAGCGTACCGTCATTGTGTTCGACCACCACATAGAATTTTCCGGCCAGTAGCGAGCGCGCCTGAAGAAAGTCTCCGTCTGCCTTCATAGGCATTTTGAACGATACATTAATATCCAATTTCGCGGAAGCATCCATTGCCCGGACGGAGGACGTGAGCTGTATGTTTTGCTTATATCCTTCCACGAGAGTCACAGCCGCGCCAGCTGGTATCGTAGCGCCCGTTATCGTAGACCCGGCTACGCCTGCTACGGTAAACGTCACGTCCGATGTGTGAATCAAATATATATTTTTGATACCTACCTGCGGAATCGTACACCCTACGGTGATATTCCCGGATAGCTTATTTAAACAACCTTTTGCCATATTATTTGAAATAAAAAAGGGGCTGGGTTAATATCCCAACCCCTTTTATTAGTAAATGATTTTATTTATGCTCTTGCGGTCAACCACAATTGCATCTTCTCGGGAGCTACCAGCATAGCGTCAGCAGCAAACAAAGTCTGTGAGTAGTAGTTTCTGCTCTTTGCGTCCTGGATGAACGGAGCGATAACCGTACCGGCGCTTTCCAGTGCAATCTGAATGTTGTCTTTCGGAGTGAACGCGATAAACGCGGTGTCCAAACCGTCAACCGTTGCAGCGTTAGAAACGTGACGAAGTTCGTTAATCTTGTAACCCTCGAAGTAATACACCGGGCGGCCGTCTACGATGTCGGACTGTGCCACGCTGTTATCACGTGCCTGCAACAAGTTCTTGTACAAGCGCATAACGTTAGAAGTAACGAAGAACTCAGAGTTGTCCAGTGTATCGGGGCGCTGTGCGTCGATAGCACCACGCAATGCAGCGAGAACGCCATCAGTGGTGAGCGCCAATACATTTTCAGTCATTGCGCTGTCCTTGTACTGCTTGATAATACCGCCGTTAGTGAAGATACCGTAACCAGTTGCTTCTACCGATACGTTACCGTCCAACCAAGCCAAACGGAGCAAATCAGCTTCCAATACCTTCAATACCTCGGACTGGATAAAACCAGCCAATTCGGTTTCAGAGAAGTTGTCATCAAGGTTGATACCCTTTGCTACCATCTTACCCCACAAGCTTTGCAAGCAAATCTCGATAGGCAGTTCGATAGGTGCGTGCTGGTAATACTTAACCTTGTCAGTTACACTGTTATAGAAGTATTCACCGTTACATCCTGCTGATTTACGCAATGCCTTGTCGGCTGCTGTGAGGGAAACGACTGGTGTACCGTTAGGGATACCGTTCATTACTGTAATGCCTTGTGCGATTTCACCGGCAAGTCCTACGGTCAAAGAAATAACCTCGTTTAATGCGTTGAGGTTCAGTTTGTTAAGGTCTGTAAATGTAAAAGCCATAATCTTTTGTTTTTTAGTTATTTGTTGTAAAATCTTTTAGCTGCTTCTGCCACAGCCTCTCTTGATAATTGTGTTTCTTTCTTCTTTGGCATGTTAACCGCCGGAGCACCGGGTTTCGCTGTCGCTCTGTTAAATTGAGCCGTCATAGCCTCCAGTGTTGCGGTAAGTTCAGTAACCGAGGTTTCCAAAGCTGCCATACGGTTTGCGAACTCTTCGGGTACGTCAGCGGTAGTCTGAGTTTCAGCTTCAGTCTTTTCTTCTTCCTCTTCTTTTTCCTCTTCTTTTTCCTCTTCTACCTTAGCTTCTACGTTTTCAATAACGCCGTTTGCAATGGTGATAACCAATACACCGTCCTCAACCTGCACTTCTACTTTGCCGTCCGGGTGGGCATTGCCTTCGCTATCGAAAACCTTGTCACCGATAGCCATTGTTTCGCCTGCTGCCTCAATAGTGATACTTGCACCGTCTACGGTTTCTACCGTCTCAGTCGCAAAGCTTGACTTCTTGAATAGCTCTGCGAAAGAACTAAAAAATTTGTTCATCTTCTTTTCGTTTTGATTATTAAATAGGCTTGTGGTGGCTGCTGGCAGCCCTACCAAATCGCATGAATATAATTCAAAAAATTCGGTAACGTCCAGCACATCACCATTTAATGTCTGATTGTTGATGCCCACCACCGAAACGCCCAGCATGTCGGGTTCGTTCTTTATCATCTCGGAGATGAACTTTGCCTCCGATGGGTAGGCGGCTTGTAAGGCTTCGGATAATTCCAAATCGGCATAGGCTACACCGTCCTCGTAGACGAAGTTAACAAACTTTCCTAAATAGCCGTCCAGCATATCTGCCCCGTTGTGGGTGCGCCTGCAATGGATAGGCTTTAGGTTGCCGAGCGTTACAACGCTTTGAACTGCATTCTCCGTAATGACTAACGGAAATTCCTTGCCTTCGTATGCCCCGAAATTGGTAGTAACCCCGGCTTGGATAATTCTAAGTTTCTTAAATTTCATATTATTTGTTTTTGTTGTAACACGTGCAAAGATAGGCAGTTTATTACATACTGCCATCTTTGCATGAGTTAATGGTTTAAAATGTTGCCAGCCCCTGGACTACTGAAACGTCGTTCTGTCCGCTGTTGATGTCCTGCACCGATACTACCGGGTTAGGCATGCTCATTACCGCGTCTATAACTACCCCGGCGAGCTGGTTAATACTTTCGTTTGATAACTTCATGCTCCCGGCTTGCTTAACTACCCGGTTGGCTTCGGAAAGCCCGGCAACCATACCGCCGTCAGCGAACTTGTAAAGCCCCGATGTACCGAACGAATTGCCCCCGTGCGCTTCATTGAGTGCGGACAGTGCGTTAATCTCGGCGCTCGCTGTCTTCTTCATGATATAGACGTTCTCACCGCCTTCGGCTTCAAACACCTGCCCGTTATCGCCCCGGAACGTCACTCCGCCTTGTGCATGGGAGCGCCCGTATATCTGACCGCCCTTCGCGTACTTCTTGACCGACGTATTAATTTTAGTATCTGGGTCTTTCTGTTTCGCAATCGTAGCGACTTGTTTCATACCGAACGCGATAACAACTGCGGCTTGTGCAATACCGAGAATACCACCCGTGGCGAGAGCTTTTGTTGCGCCTAAGTAAGTATTTATTGTCGCTTGAACAACGCCAAATGCCTTACCTATAGCACTTTGCTCTCCTAACAGTGTTGACATTTGTCCAGCAAGCCCTGCCGTCATTGTCAGTTCTGCGTTAACACGTGCCCTGGTGTTCGCCTCCTTCGCCTTCTCGTATTTGGCTTGTATCAGCGCGGTGTCCGCGCCTATCTTCTCGGCTGCTGCCATCTCTTGCGCGTATTGCGCATCGAGTTGCATTTGTCGCATATCGAATTCATTTGTGACTTCCGCCATCTTAAGTTCATGAAGGTTCGCCGCGTCCGTCGCTTCGCGTTCCCTCATTAGCGCGTCCTGTTCTTCCTGGCGTTGCATCTCCAACTGCTGTATGCCCAAATTAAATTCGGCTTCCTTGTTGGCGTATTCCTGCTTTGAGATGAGACCCTGCTCTAATCTGTACTTTTCAAGCTTTAAACTTTCCTCGACATATGCCTTTTCGTTTTCTAACTTCATTCCGATGGTATCGTTTTCCAGTTCCTTAGCTTGCATTGAAAGGTTAAGAGCCGTTAACGCTGTTTCCATCTGTTTAATGGTCGCTTCTTGTAAAGCGCGTTTTTGGTTCTCCGCGTCCTGCGCTGCCTTTATTGCGGCTTGTGCCTTTGCTGCCTCGGCTGCCTTGTAAGCTGCTGCATTGGCGGCTATCTGTGTCTTTACAATACCGCTCGCTTGGTTCTCCAACTCCTTACGCTTTGCGGCATACTCGGCTTGCTTTGCTTGCAGGTCTGCCAGTGCTTGCATCTCGGCGCGTCTGTCTTCCTTGCTTGTGTAACTCAACTCGTTTTGTGCCTTGATTTGATTGTACTTCTGTTGTAGTACGTCTATCTCGGCTTTCTCCATCTGCTTGGAAATCGCGATAGCCTTTTGCGCTGCCAGGTTCCGTTCTTCTGCTGTCTTTAGCTGGTCGCCTACAATGGTACGTTGCGCTTCCAGCTCCCTACGCATCGCTGACAATGTTACAAGGTTGTTTGTTTCCGCCTCATATATTGCCAACTCCTGCTTGGTGAGTGCTTTTGCCGCGTTCGCTGCCTTCGTTGTCTCCTCGGTAATCAGACCGATAGACGAAAGCAAGTTAACAACCTTCTCCGTTATCCATTCAAAAGCCTTTGCCACACCTCCAAGGAGTTCGGTAACGCCGTCCAATATGCGCGAGAAGATAACCTCAAACGGAGCGAAAGCCGCCTTTAGGTTTGCTGCCATCTCACTGTTACGCTTCATCAGCTTTTCGATAGTGGACACGAGAACAAGTATAACCGACACGACTGCCAATATCGGGTTCGCTTTCAAGGTAGCGTTAAACACCTTTAGGATGTTCACGCCGCCCGACAGAGACGTAGCCATAGCCGCCGTTGCCCCAGAAAGCCCCTGCGTGCTGCTCATGGCTTCCTGGATGCTTTCCGCATAGTTACCTACGTTCCTACGGTTATCGCCTACAGCCTTTTCCATGTCCTTAAGGCGGTCGCTTATCTCCTTCGTCTCGGTCACGAGCTTCTGCCCCTCGTCCGTGTTGTTGCGCGTCGCTGCGCTCATCGAGTTTAGTTCCTTGGTGTTCTTCGCCAACTGCGCCCGGAGCGCGTCTACGCTGTCCTCCTGGCTGTTTAGTAGGGTGGTGTTTGTCTTTATCTCGCGGTTGTTGTCAGAGATTGAGGCGTTAACGTCCAACAACTGCTTTTTCAAATCTATTTGAGCCTTTGCCGCATCGCCCACCGCTTTTTTATAGTCGTCTTGACTAAGTGTCCCGGCTTTGTACGACTTTCCTGCCTCGTCTAACTGCTTCTTTTCGTCCTTAAGCGCTGCCATCAGCTGGCTCTTTGTTTCTGCCAGTTCGACGGACTTTGCTATAAGAGCGTCCAACCCATCAAGGGCTGATGACGTATCAAACGAAAGGTCTAATAGAGTAACTTTTTCTGTTGCCATAATCCAAATTATTAATTTTTAACTGCGATTAACGTAACGTTCGCATTTCCCGTTGACGGGTCCCAATTGCTTATCGTTCGGAGGTAAAACCAGTAGTTAAGCTCACCTACGAAATAAAGCGCGTCGGACTTCATTTTCTGAATATCAAAATACGATAGGTTCATTTTAGCCGTAACCTGCCACCCGGGGGAGAAACGGTAGTAATGCCCTGCTATCGTAGTGCGATAACCGCTTGCACGGTTGAAATAGTTATCGGGTACGTATGACCCGGCTAACCTAATCATGGAGGCGTACGGCCTTTGCGCACCTGGGTTTACCGGGAACGCGCTCTCGCCCACTGTCTCCTGCGTAGATATGGCACCACCATAACCGCCTACCGTCTGTTTAAGCGAACCTACCTGCACCGTGTATGTTCTTGCCGCGCCCGCGGCTTCCGCAACCTTTATACTTGATTGGTCTATTTTCCCCGTCCAGTCAACCCGGTACGTAGAACTCGTAGACGGGTTGATAAACGGTTTGAGCGTCAATGCAAACGGTTTGGACTTAAACTCATACGTCCAACAAAACGCTTTGCAGAATGCCTGCACAATACCGAAAGGCGTATCAATACCCATTGTTTCCACCAAGTCCCAAGCATACTCCGGGGCTGTAGCCGAATTAATTTTGAACGATATATAGTACGCCTCCGCATTCGGTACGGTAGTAATAGGTGTGCCCGAGTATACCCCCGACACGGCGGACGTGGTAAAACCGAAATTCAAATCGTGCGAAGTCCTCGGGGTAACCAAACATGATGTACTGCCAGGGTTTACTGGGTAATATGGGTGGTTGCCGTCTGGTCTTACCGCACCGCGCCGAAATGGCAAAGCGAATGTACCGCCGTTGCTTCTAAGGTAAACGGTAGAAGGCGCGGAAGGCGGAAGGACTATAAACGAATCGTTCGTAAACCTTAAATCAAATTCCGAACCAGTCATGTATGTAAAACACGTGGCTACCTCGTTGTTTTCCGCTATCATGTAATTAGCCGAATATACTGAGCCGTCCAGTCCATCATGCGCGCCTTTAAAGACCAGCTGGCTCTCGGCGTCCTTATATTCGCCTGCTTTTTTTGTGACTCGGTCTGCGATGTATGACATAAGCACGGGCGTTGACCCGTTCGCCGCATATATCGTAGGTATGGTAACGTCGTTCGGGTACGCGTAATTAAGGCTATCTATATACGTCGAAAACTGATACGCCGGCGTTTCGTATTTAGGTATTGCCACCACCGGGGCGCGCAATGACGAAAGCTTCGATATGTTTTCTATCAGTTCAAGGCTATATCCGTCTTCGTCTGCCGTTACACGTACACGGAACAAACCGCTACCGAACGGAATATTGAAGCCCCCGAAATACAACTCCGCGCGGTACGGGGATGTCCTTATGAACGCCCCCGGGAAACGCTCGGAACGGAACACCCGGTCATTCACTTCTGACCGGGGTATGTTAATCGTCCCGGAGTAACTAACCGTTTGCTCCGTGAACTTCAAGGGGTCGGGGTTGTTGATAGTCAGCTTAACCGAGTTAGGGGCTACACCGTCTATCACTTCACCATTAATTCGTATTGTTAAATCCATATTGTTAGGGTTCTATAATTTCAAACTTGCATTTAAACGCTGCTACCCGTCCCGTCGCACCGCCTTGTATGTTCAGCGCGTTCGGGTTCTGTATCGTGACCCGTGCCCACTGGTTGGTAGCCAAAGGGAATACCCCGGCAACCTCGCCCGAACGTGAAAGCCAGTACAACGCGTTTTGGTTATCGTCCGTTACTACTACGCTTATCGTAACGTCGTAGGACAACACACGGTTGCCACCCGAGAAGTTAACCAGGTAAGTAGGCACAATGCGGTATTTGTCGAAATACATCGTATCATAAGCCCCTTTGCTGTTAAGCCATCGAAGCGTTACGCGCTTGTTGGGGTCGGGGCAATACGGGTATTTACGTTCAAAACGTGCGTGACCCCATATGTTAGCATTGTTCGCGGTTCTGAAATGATAGGTACTGAGGTTAGCGGTGTTCAGAATTGAGTAATTTGACCAAATTTCGGACGTGCCAGAGCCAGCCAGCCGAACCTTTAGTCTACCGTCCACGTTTGCCGTAAGCTGCCCGTATCTCAAAGCAAAGTTAAACGGTGCACCCGTTAACGGACTGTTAAGAAACGAAGAGCAATTAAAATCTACCTGGTTAAAATACCCGTTGCCGTAGTCCGATAGGTTGCGCTCGCTTGCCGTTGTCGCAAACTGGGCGTATGCCGCCGGGGCGTGTATAACGCGTATCGTGATAGACTTCAATGTGCCCTCCGTGTAATTTATCGACACGTTATCCACGAAGTCGGTAAACCCCAGCCCCGAGTTAATGCTCTCCGTTATGCTCGGTGTAGCTACCGCCATCATCGACACATCCAATACCGCACCCTCGTATGGGGTTACGGTTGCCGTTGCCTTCTGCGCGCCGTTACGTGAAAAGATAAGGGCTATACTGGTAACCGCGCCAACCTGCTCCAGGCGTATGGGGTTATAGAGACCAGCGCCTATGCCTCTAATAGCCATAATCCCAGCTGCTCCTGCCGTCTCATTGTTTAATAGATTTCGTATAATCATTGCTTTTTAGTTAAAATGGTTAATATCTCTGCCCTTACTATCCGGGACACCTCTACTGTGATACGTTGCACCATATCGGGGGATAGTATCTTACTTGCTACGCCGCCTTCGTTGTGCTCGTTGGGTACACGAATACCGTCGCGCTTGATAACGTATGCGATTGCGTATGCCGCTTCTTCGGGTATGTCCGTACCGGCGTTCGCGTTCTTGTCTTTTATCCATTGCTTGATGGCAGAAACGGGTGGGAAGCTACCAGCCGCCCTCCCGTCTTCCATCTGATAGATGTACGCCGGGCTTTCTATCTTCACACCGCCTGCATACTCTACAACTTCTGTTTCTCTATCGAAGCGACCCGAAGCATTCAGCCTCATGCGATAGTAGTTAGCTACTATCTCGTCGCGTATCTGCCTAACTAATTGGGTAACTTCTTTGTTCATGCTTACATGTATTTAAACCAGCTAAAATGTTTCCTCGTCTTTGGGTAGTCTACATCGTGCTCGTTGCCGTAGGCTTCCTTCTCAAAACTCATGCGGTCATAGGGCTTGTCGTTCGGGTCACACGGCTTCTTCTCGAAGCTCCAACCGAAAAAGCGGATAACGTACTCAATGCCATACCACAAGTAAAATGGCACATACAGCATCTCGCGCATCTGCATCGTGTGAATGTGCTCGTGTCTTAATGTCTTTTCGTTTATAACCGCGTTACCACGTACGAAGAGAATACCGAATAGGTTAATAGCCTTGAAGCCTTTAACCGGGATAATGTTGTTTCTGATGATTTTCATGTTCTTTTGTTTTTAAACAGTGCACAAAAGTACGAAGTAAACCATCAGAAAACAAACTGTATCAAGTTCACGCCCCATACTTGTACGCGTCAAACGTTGCCTCCCAGCCCGATTTGATGGTGTCGTACTGGTTCTGCACTTTGGCGATACGCAGCGACCCAATCTCGTAGCCGCATATGAAGCTCTTTAGCATCTCGTGCAAAAGCAAGTCGGTGCGTATCAGCGTTGCAATCTCTACTGCATCATCTCGCATATAAGCCGATGTACCCATACAGCGGATAACTACCGTATAAGCACTTGACCCCGGTACGTTGGTGTCAGTATAGCTTCCAGTCGTTACATCAAGTGTAAAAAAGTCGTCACCCAATTCGTTAGCCGCTACGTTCTGTACTGCGGTATCTCCGAATATCAGCGTTTTGCCCAAGGCTGTAGCCCGGGCGTTCGCTGTGTTAATTATTGTTTCAAAAGTCATAACTATCTGTTTTTCATTTGTTGTTTCTTCATCTCTCTCTTCTCCTTCTCTATCTCGTCGTTACGTTTGGCGATGGCAAGCATAGCGTCCGAATAGTTGATTTGCTTCGCATCTTCAAAGCTACAGTGGAATAGCTCGGCGGTAATCTGCACAAGCCCGAGAAGGTTCTTTGCCTGCTTAATGTTCTCATCGCCCGTCAACGCGCTTTCGCCCGTCTGCTTCATGTTCTGGAACACGATTTGCTCGAGACCGTCCGCGATTTCCATCTGTGACACTATGAACTTATCAAGCTTCGCGGCATCGAGAATCGTCTCGGCTTCATAGTTGTCATCGGTCCATGCCTTGATGCGCCCGTTTGCGTCCTCCGCACGGCGCGTTTCAAGCATAGACCATAGAGTTATGCCTTCAACGTCTCTAAGTCTGTACACGGCTTTCCCATTGCGCGTAGCGACTTGTGAAGGTCTACAGTATTTAATCATATCCTTCAGTAGCTTTTCCTCGTCCTTGGTTATGCGTACCGTTCCGTTTGCCGGTAGGTTAGCAACTCTTAATAAAACCTTTCGGTTGTTTATCGCTGTTATGCGATATATCCACTTCAATATAAATTTCTTCATTATTTGGGTCTGTATTTACGTATCAAGAAGTCCACACCGTAACGGAGCGCATCTAGTGCGTGGTTCCACGCGTCTATAGCCTCGTTGGTGTATGTGTCCGATACTTCGTCCTTAATCCATTTGTAGTTATCCAGTTCATCAAGTAGCTTGACCGAACGCTTTGTTACGTGCAACTTGAACTGCTTCACCTGCGCGATGCCAGCTGCCACGGAGCCGCGCCCCTTAACACACGGTATCGCCTTGATACGCTTTTGCTGTAGTTCCACGATACTCTTTTGCTCCGCACTATCGCACACCGTTATCACCCGGTTAAGTGCATTAGCGTTCAAGTAGTCCGCTATATGGCTGTTAAGCAAGCCTTGCTCATAGCAAAGTAGGTCTACGTATAAGTCCCAGCCTTCCATACGTATATCGACTATGGCTGTCGGGTCATTCACGAAACCGAAGTCAAGCCCCAGGCACCTACCCGTAAACGTCTCGGGCATGTCGTCTATAACTTCATACTCGGGGTAAACGTTACCCTCTACACCGCCAGTCAAGCCTTCGCCATACACGCGCCACCAGTTGGCGTCGTCCTTGTTCTTCTCGATGGCTGCCACTTGTTCGGGGGTCAAGTACGGGTTATCCTTGTACGTTGAATGTATTGTAACATATCGGTCACCTACGAACTCGGTCTCACCCCAAAACTTCCGTACGGGGTTAAAGTCGATGATGACCTTTTTACGTGTACGGATATCGAGCTGCCTAAAGATTTCCCGGGGTATGCCTTGTGCCTCGTTGACGAAAAGTATATCACGCGCCGGACCGTGCACCTTACCGGCGTTATCGCATGAGAAGAACTCTACTATTGTGCCGTTCGGGTATTCGTAGGTGCTTTCCGTTTTATTAAACTTGTTCTCGTCCCAATACCCCTCGGCTGCCACCATGGCTTTAAAGTCACGGAGCATACCGCGCTTAACCATAGGGAACGTAGCCGCCACACACGAGATAACGAGCGGTTGCGGATTGTTCAATGCCAGGAGATGTAGCATCTGTAGCGTTGCCCAGGTCTTACCGCTACGTGTGCCTCCTTTAGAGGCCACACCGCGAATCTTCGGGTCTACGAAAGCCGATAGTATCTTTTCAAAAGTAAATGTAACGTTCATGCTTTAGATGCCTCCTAACTTCTGTAGGTTCTTAACCGCGTCCTCGGAAAGTACGTTAACCTGCATAGCCTTTGTGCCTGCTTCCTTGCCGTTGCTTGTAACGTCCTTAAGGTCTCGTAGTCCTCTAAGCTTCGCCATGTAGTTAGCATCGACCACACCGGCGAGCGCGCTTTCGTCCATATCGGTTGCGATGAGTTCAGCGATTAGGGCGTACCCGGTCAAGAGGTTAGCCGCGTCTTCGTTCCCATCGTCTGCCAGCTTTTCGAGTCGTGCGCCGTTCTTCTTGAATGCTTGCATAGTCCACCCGATGAAAAGGCAGAAGCCCCCGAGCGACGGCGCGCGTTTCTTTTCTATCGGAACTTTTTGCCCTGCTGCGTTTCCACCCTTTAGGACTTCATACGTGATGAACGGGTTCCGCGCGCAAAAGTTCATGTACTCGGCTACGTAATCGACGCACTCCTCTACAGTTCGTAGCGTTGCGCCTTTACAACCGCGCGTCTGCACAACCTCATAGAGTTCTTTGCACTTCTTCAAATCGTCTTTAGGGGCGGGGGCTTTGCCCGTCGCTTGTCCCTTGGTAATTGCCGCCTTCGTATCCGGGGCGGCTTCCTTCTTTGCTCTTCCTGCCATATTCTTGTTGGTTAGTATATAAGGTATCGTGCGTGTGTGCTCGCGGTCTCTTAAAGAGATGCAAGAGTAGTATTCGGACGACACCGCTCAGTTCGTATTAACTGCTTTGGTTCTTTTCAACCGTGGCACAAAGGTAGGCAACAAATCGCATCAGACCAACCAACGGGCAGTTAGGCCTTTTCTACAAATAAAGTTTACAAATGAATTATATTTACACGCTGGAACATGTGAACACGGTAACTACCTATCGTTCTGATAGTTACAAGCACCTGCACAGACACACACCTTTTTTTCTAAACTTTTATTTAGGATATAGTATATTTTATACCCTCCAAAATACACTTT